TCTTTTATCCTATCTGATAGAACAAAAGCCATTACTTAAGCTCGATAGTTAAGTTACCTGCGTTAATTCTAAATATGTCTCCAGATGCAATTGCTTTGGTGTTGTCTAATGCTCCTATAAACAAAACATTACCCCCAGAACCTACGACATCTAAAGAGTTACTAACATGAGTCGCTATAAAAACATGACTTATGGTATTATTTGTGCCTCCAGATGCTGGAAAATCTATATTTGCTGCATTGGTGCAACTTTGTGTGTTTGCAGATTCAGCTGTTAATGTCCATCCAGATGCCGTAACATTCTGTCTTGCATAATTTTGGAATGTTGCTTCTGTTATTGTTGGATCTCCAGATTCACCTGTAGAATCATTAAAGTTAGATACTGCTGTTGCCAGTCCAACGAAAATGTTATCTCCGGGTGTGCTGAAAGATGCTGCGTCATTTTTAAAAATATAACTTAATAGTCTATTTTCTAAAAAGGTGGTTGCTGCGTTTGCTGTCGCCATTTTATTACTCCTTCTTTAAGTTCGTGGTCTTGACGGAAGACCAGTTTTAAAAGCATCTGTATTTTCTCTAGCTTCTCCTAGATCTTTTAGACGCTCTAAATATTGCATATATAAACCATTGTAATTTTGTATAACATCTGGTTCACCTTTCATATAATTATACGCTTCTACGAGTGATCCGTAAAGTAAAGCATACGGAGCATTTGTACTTAACCAAGTTGTACCACTATCTGCACCTGCGGTCAAACTTGTGGGCCTGTAGTAGTAGTGAAGTTCGATTGCATAGTTGCTATTTGGTGTTGGAGCAACTATAAAATTATCTACATCAAATCGTGCATAGTATTTCGGTAATCCTGTTGTTGTAGCAGCTGGTGTATACTCTCTTATAAAACTAACATCTTTTTTTAACAAATACCCTTCCGATCCAGCTGTTGTTATCTGTAAAGAAAAAGAAGCTAAATAATCATTTGGTATTGTTAAATACTGATCAGAAGCAGTTAAAGCACTTGTTACATTTTTTCTAAAATAATCAAGATCAACAGATTTAAATATTTTTTCTTCAGATGCTTTTATAAAATCATTTAAATGATTAACAAAAGTTGTTTCACTATTATCTGTGTAATCTTGTATTGCTGTTTTTAATTGTGCATATGTAAAACTCATTTACTTCTCCAATGTTACTGGACCAACTGTAGCTATGTCCCCACCAAATTGAGTATTTAATCCTTGATCTACTTCTGTGACTGTTATTCTTGCACCCATATTTCCATGAATACTACATTGATAGAATAATGTAGATGGAGCACCTGATGCAACCGTTATTTCAGTATAGGTTGATGTAGATGTTACACCCGTTGTATATTGTGTATTCTTATCTGCATCAAGATAAAGTCTTAATGGATGTGAAGACATATCACTTGAACTCAATGTAAAACGGTATGTGCTTCCAACCTTAAATGTTAATTGAACATCTGCTGTTGCTGTGCTGCCATTAATAGCGTATTTATTTGCAGAACCAACATTGTAACTAGGATGGTTACTTGGATTACCACCAACAACAGTTACGGTATAATTAACTGATTCTGTAGCGGCAGATATACCTGGTATTGTAAATGTATATTGATCTGTTGTCGTAGCAGTTATTGAATAGCCACTAGATGATTCAAGCAAAGCTTTTGTAATTTGACTTCCAAAGCCAACGGCATCTCTAAACCTAACCGTATCACTGCTACTTCTTCCGTGATTTTTTTCAGTGACTGTTATAGCTCCACTGCCAGAATGTAAAAAAGGATTTACACCTAATAATCTTTCTATCGCTGGTTCCGTTCTTGAATCTGGTCTTGGTTCGTATAAAGCTGTTGGATCTGGGCCAGGGTAATTAGGTTCTAATTGTGGATGTTTTGCCTCATACTCATCCACTCCTACCTTTAAGCCATTCCATTCTTTTACCATGTCTCTTAAACGGTAACGAAATCCAGATCGGTCTGAATAACCCCATGCTTTCTTGCCACTTGCGTACCTAGCCATTAGTACCTCAAGTATGATATATTCGGTGTTAATTTAAGTGGTGTGCTGTTTGCATCTTCTGACATGGCTCTTTGAAACTCTTCTTCATAAACGCTTTTGAGTATTTGTATTCTTTCTGGTGCTCTTTTAATTGATATGTAATAAGCAAGACCTGCAGCCATGCACGGCAGAAATCTAAAAGGTGCATCTGTTGTATTAACTAGAGCATCTGCATCTTGTATTCTTCTTACATAATAATAAACAAGAGTATAAGATGCGTCTGGAGTAGACCATAGTGTGATCGTGGGAGTAGTTTGCCTATCAAAAAAATACTGACTTGGTTGACCTGTACTTGTTTTGTTAGGTATTCTTAAATACTCACCACGGCTCATCTGTGTAAGAGTAAAATCAGTTCCAGAACTGTTCCTTAAAACAACTTCTAATAAATCTACAAACTCACTCGATAATGTATAGGTAGCAGTTCCAGAGGAAACGGCTTTTGTTTCTTGTGTTACAGTCCATAAATTAAGTCCTCTGTTCGCCCAATCAGCAAACATAAGATTTAAAGAACGTCTAGCCGTTTTAGCATCGTAACCACTTCTCATCTCTAAGCCACATCTTTCATAGGCTTCTTCGATAAGTTCTCCTACATCTAAATCAAAATCTCTTGAGTTTGAAGTTGCCATTTATTTTCTTTTCTTTAGTCTATCTAATTGCATTTTTGTAGGTTTTATATTAGTTCCTTTATAGTTTCCCTTTGCATCTAAACCTTTAATCTTTGGCTTCGTTACTTTTGATTTAGTAACTTTTGATTTAGTAAAGGAATCCACTTGTCCTAAAGGTGATTTAGCTTTAGCTTTAGGTCTAAGAGTTGGTTTACTCATAAGGTTCTTAATTCCAGGCATCTTTAAAGATTTACCTGCAATAATTTTATTTTTATCCTTAATGCTAGGATTAGCTGCCATTATCTTTGCAACTGTTGTTCCTCTTTGTTTAGCAATACCAGATAAAGTATCTCCAGATTTTATCTTATATGGAGATCCTTGCTTAGAAAAGTTAACGGTAGTTTTCTTTTTTACTACTTTTTTATTTTTATTTTTTCCAGTGCCTATGGCTAACATATCTTTTCTTTTAGCCGTTGTGTCATCTTGAAACTTAAATTTCTTCTTTTTTGGTTTCATCTTTGCATCATCTGCAAATTTAAACTTTACCTTCTTACTAGACTTAGACCCAAGTTCATCTAGACCACCTGTCATAATATTACGTTTTCTCTTTTTTGATCCAGGGTCTCCTAAACCACCCGTCATAATATTAGGTTTTGGTTTTCTTGGAAGACGCTTTAAAGGCTTTTTTTCCATTCTTTCCATTGTTATTTGCTCCTTCTTCTTAATGATTTTACTCTTCTTGGTTTACCAGCTGGTTGCCCTAGCCGATTCTTTTGTGTTATTCTACTACGCTTTTCAGTAGAAGTCATCTCCTTAGTAGTTTTCGGAGTTTTTTTACTAATTCTTTTACTTGGGCGACAATAAGGCGTACCCCTCTTTTCACCTTTTTGACGACCACATTTTTTACCCGTTTTAACATCTCTCCAGTCCTCCTTGAACCATCGTTTTAAAGCTAATCCTTTTTTTGTTTTTCTTACAGCCATTAAGAATACTTTGTGACCTTACGTCTGTTTGACATAACTTTACCACAACCTCTGGCTATGTTTTTATTCTTAGCTTTTCTTTTTGTCATTTTAACAGCTTTGCCTTCTTTGGCTGTCATTGTTTGATTCTTTACTTTTTCAATAGCGGCATTTAATCCACCACCCATAGCTTTCTTTTTACTTTTTCCGTAATTAGCTGCACCGACTTTTCTACATTTAGCGATATGTCCTGAAGCATACGCGGATGGAAAAACTTTAAATTTAGCTTTTACTTTATGATAACATGCGTCTTTAGCCATAATATCTTCCTTTCATTATCTTCCAGCAGGTACACATCCACTCTCGTTTTTTACATTTAAGACAAACCTTTTGAGGTTCACCTCTTACTACCTCGCCTTTTTTTAGAGGCACAATGTGCTTTTTCAGAAAATCCACGAGGTCTGGCACAATTGATTTTCCTCTTCCTCTTAGCACTCCACTTCCTCTTACCTGGTGCTTTTGTTATTTGTTGGGACATTGATCCCCGCGAGATTGCCATCTATTGTCTTTCTATTAATAAAATCTATCCACAAAGTATGTATCATTTTGTGATTTTCTTCAACCTTTACCATTGTTACGGCAGTTCTCTTGTCAACTTCAATAAGAGTTGTAACCATCCAAGCAATCGACCCCGCTACAAGGACAATAGAAACACCGTTCATTATTTCTTTAGGCTTTAACACTGCCACCTCTTTTTTTAAATCTATGATCCTTTGATTTTTTTGGAAAACTTTTAGGATACACATTTTTTATCGCTTTATTTAAAAAACTTGTTTTTTCTTTTGGTGATAAATTTGATATATAAGTTCTCAACAAACGCTTTTGTTGATTTTCTGTTAAATCTTCTATTTTTGGTCTTGGTTTTGGTTTAACTGTAATAGTCTTTTTCTTTAACATTTCCACCTTCTTCTAGCTTGTCTTAATCGACTGTTAGGGTTTTTAGCTGCTTTTGGAAATTTTTTCATTTGTCCAGCACTTCTTGCACAAAATGATTTTCTTCTTTTAGCCGCTTTACTACCTTTCTTAACCTTACCAGTGACAGCAGTTTTTAATTTACTGCCCGGGTTTTCTCTACGGTAACGAGCAACCCCCGCCTTAGTCATTCCCGCTCCAGATTTAGTGGAGCGAAAATACTTTTTGGTTTTAGGAGGTTGCTTGTCTCTTGTTCTAGCCATTACGATAAGAATATAGTCAGTTTGTTACCACTGCCAGTAAAGGCAGATAGATATGCACCACTCTCTGCTAATATACCATTATCTGGAATATTAAGAGTGTGCAATCCAGTTGGAAAACTTTGTGCTATCAATGTAGATCCACCATTACCATCTGTTATGGTAAGAGCACCTGCTGCATTTCCAAACACTACTATCTGTCTTATCCTTGACCTTGCAGGTCCTACCACGGCGGCAGAATCTCCTTGGTTTACATTAAAGGCTTTTACGTCAGATCTTGTTCCAGCCATTTATATCTCCTATTATTGGTCAGCAAAAGCTGGAGCGTCTTCAGAAACAACATTACCCCAAATGTAATAATTAGTGCTGTCTTTAGCCACAACATTTATTTCCATGCTGCCAAAATCAGTTAATGTTAATTTTGAGTTAGAACTACCGTTTGCATAAACAGAAACATTATCTGCATTTGTGTCTAAATGTTGAACATTACCTAGAAAAAAGTTGGTATTACCAGGAGTGACAATTATTAAATTTTCTGCCTCCTCTGCTGCACCTGCATAGATAAATTTAAAAGTTGCTCCTGCAACTGGTGCTGGTAAAGTTATTGTTCTGTTAGATGCAAGTGCTGGAACTGCAAGAACTCTTCCACTATGTGTAGCGTTATCAAGAGTTTTATCTTCATCTCCTAATGCAACTGGTGCATCACCCATAGTTATGACTTCTGTAATTGTTCCAGTAGTAGCATTTTTGCTGATTGTTTTAATTGTGCTTTCAGATCTAATAGGACCTGAAAAAGTTGTATTAGCCATGTCAGTCTCCTTGTCTTGGCAATTGTCGAAGTTAATTCTTCGTCAAGGTAATTTTATTATACATAAAAAAAGGGTGACTGCAAAGAGTCACCCCAAAAATATAAATATTTTTAATTAAGCTCCAGGTGAACCAAATAATGAACGAGGATCTGAGAAGCCGAAAGAATATCTCTCTCTTGCCTTATATCTCATGTTTCCTGTGTCAAAGTCTGGATCCATAGCTGTTGCCATTGGCATTCTTTCGAAATGCTTAAGACCATTTGGTGCATCTGTCTTAATGAAAAATGCGTCTGTGTCAGTTAGATAATCGTTGATGACATAGCCTTGAGGTAACATTCCCATGTTTCTCATTGCGTTAGCATCATTATCTGCTGTTCCAGGTCTTAAGTTAGAGTTTAACAATCTCTCTGCGACAAACTGTAGTTGTCTTGGAATAATTAGTTTCATTCCTCTTAGAGCGATAATTAATCCTCTCTCATCCACAAAACCTGCAATCTTAATTAAAGCATCTTCTAAAGATGTTTCATTAAGGTCGGCTGCGACAGTTGGCTCGTTAGCAAAAGTTCCACCATTTGTTAGTGGGTGATCTGTTGCTAATAATGCTTTACCATCACCACCAGCAGTTGCTCCAGCAGTAA